ACGTGGTGTGAATCGTGCTGAGAAACGTATCAAAGAAGTTCTACGCCTTGTGAAAAAATATGCTGATGATGGTTTTAAAAATTCATCAACGCTATTCAATCTTTATATGTTGACTACACATATTCAAGATAGCAATATGAAAATTTTGAATGAAGAGAATTTTTTCAAATGGTTTATGGCCACAGAGAATCGTTTGGTTGCGAACGATAAACCAATCATGACAACTTCGGGTGGTGAATCACGTACTTACAACTCTTGTAATTCTACCATGTCTGCACCAGAATTGACTGCACGTAAAGAAACACTGTTACGTGAGTTCAACAAGGTTGATTGTCTCGGTAAGCTGATAGCTGTTCGTGATGATGAACGTTTTTATACACCAGCACAGAAGTATGAATTGTGGTCAAAACAAGGTGGTGTTTGTCCTAAAACTGGTAAAGAAATTCCAGAACATGAGATTAACAATCACAAAAAATGGCAAGCCGATCACATTCTACCACACGACCTAGGTGGTGAAACTACCATTGAAAACGGTCAACTTGTTTGTGCCGAATACAACAACAAAAAAGGTAATCGTTGGTCTGATCAAGCGGCAACATTTGCTTAATTTGTTATCTTTGCCTAAGAGAGTGTTGACACACTCTCTTTTTTTGTATATACTATTAATTATGTAGAGAAAAGTCGCCTCTACTTTTTAATTTTTTGTGCGACTAATTTTTATGGAGTAAATTGAATGTCTGCTAAAGAGAAAATTCTAAAGTTCCTTTCTAAGGATGGTCCTTACAATACCTTGACTTCTGCACAAGCACGTGCCCGTTTCGGTATCGTAAACGTTGGTGCCCGCATTGAAGAACTTCGTGCTGAAGGTCACTGCATCTACACCAATAAGAAAACTCTTGCTGATGGTCGTCGTATCACTTACTACAAACTTGGTAAGCCAACTAAAGCAATGATTGCAACTGCACATGCAATTCTCGGTGGTCAAGCGTTTGCCTAAAAAAGGCTAAAAACTGGCGGAGTGAGAGCATATATATTATGTGTTCTCACTCTTTTTTTATGGATAAATTATGCAATTACAAGTTAACCTTGAAGAACTGAGAAAGAATAAACTATTCGTGGCAACACCGATGTATGGTGGTATGAATCACGGTTTGTATATGAAGTCATGCCTTGACTTACAAACCATTATGATTCGTTATGGCATTGAAACAAAGTTTTCTTTTCTCTTCAATGAATCACTCATCACAAGAGCAAGAAACTATTTGGTAGATGAGTTTCTACGCACAGATTTTACACACATGATGTTTATCGATTCGGATATTCACTTTGATCCGAATGATATCGTGGCACTGATGGCACTTGATAAAGATGTTATTGGTGGTCCTTATCCTAAAAAGTCGATCAACTGGGGCAACATTGCCGAAACTGCACGTAAGCATCCCGATTTAAATCCAAAAGAACTTGAGAATCTTGTTGGTGAATACGTATTCAACGTAGTAAAAGGCACACAACAATTCCAAGTATCCGAACCATTAGAAGTAATGGAAATTGGTACAGGTCACATGATGATCAAGCGTCAGGTGTTTGATAAGATGAAAGAAGAATATCCTTTCATTCGTTACAAGCCTGATCATATTGGTCAAGCACACTTTGATGGCTCACGTTACATTCATGCATACTTTGATACCGTGATTGACACAACTGATTCATGTGTTGGTGGTGGCTCAGAGCGTTATCTGTCAGAAGATTATATGTTCTGTCAAATGTGGCGCAAGATGGGTGGAAACATTTGGTTGTGTCCTTGGATGAGAACTCAGCATATCGGTACATACGCATTTACTGGCAACATGCCCGCTGTTGCTCAGTATACCGGTAGACTTTGATCGACTACAAATACAGTGAAGACCGTATTCTTGAAGAGTTAAAAAAATACATCGACAAGACATACGGTCAACACTATTCTTTAAACAAATTCCAAACTTCAGAATTCATTATAGACTGTGGGCACGGTGAAGGATTCTTTATTGGAAATATCATGAAGTATGCACAGCGTTACGGCAAAAAGAACGGTTATAACAGAGATGACTTGTTAAAAGTCGTTCACTATGCTATAATGGCCTTACATAATCATGACTTGACGAGGAAATAAATTATGAAACTTTCAAATGAAACCCTGTCGGTATTGAAAAACTTTGCAAGCATCAATCAAGGTATTCTTTTCAAACCTGGCAAAACAATTCGTACCATTTCTACTCATAAGAATATTCTTGCCGAGGCTGTTGTCTCTGAAGAAATTCCAAAAGAGTTTGGTGTGTATGATCTAAACAACTTCTTGTCTGTTCTTTCTTTACACAAAGAAGAACCAGTAATTGACTTTGATGAAGCCAATGTTCTTATCTCTGGTCTGCAAGGTCGTAGCAAAATCAAATACCGCTTCTGTGCATCCAATATGATTGTTGCTGCGCCAGATAAGAATTTGGAACTCAATAATCCTGAAATCAAGTTCGACCTCAGTGCAGAAGACTTTGACTGGATTCTACGTGCTGCTAACGTTCTTTCTTCACCACACATTGCTATTGAATCCAATGGTAGCAAAATCTCTGTCACTGCATTTGATCTGCAAAATGATGCAGCACACACAGAGTCTCTTGAAGTGTCAAAGAGTAACGGTGACAAATATAAGATGCTGTTCAAAACAGAGAACTTAAAGATGCTTGCTGGTGCCTATTCAGTAACCATTTCTTCAAAAGGTATTGCACATTTCAAACACAAATCAATGAGCATTCAGTATTGGATTGCAACTGAGGCTGGTTCAAAATATGAGAAAGGTTAATCATGGCTAAATTTGTTATTTTTACAAACGCATCACCAAACTTTGACGGTGATTCGATTGCTATCAATCGTGACATCGTTGCTTCTGTGTTTGAGTTGATTCAACCAGATACAAATGCACAACTACAACCAAGAACTGTTATTTACGGCGTCAACAATGTTGATTGGCAAGTAAAAGAGTCGTATCTTGAAGTGCTTGCAGCATTGAACGCCGACTGATATAATATATTACATTATGATTTTTGTGAAAGGTTACCATGGAACATCTTCTGTGGACAGAAAAGTATCGACCACGAACAGTGGAAGAATGTATTCTACCAGAACGTTTGAAAGCAGTGTTTCAACAATATGTGAACCAGAAGGAGTTACCAAATCTCCTTCTGGCTGGTGGAGCGGGCGTGGGCAAGACAACAATCGCCAAAGCCATGTGCAACGAGATCGGTTGCGATTACATGGTAATCAATGGTTCTGATGAGAACGGTGTCGATACAATTCGTGTCAAAATTAAAAACTATGCATCATCTGTTTCACTTTCGGGCGGTCGTAAGGTCGTCATTCTAGATGAGGCAGATTATCTAACACCAAACGCACAAGCAATTCTGCGTAATGCGATTGAAGAGTTTGCTGCAAACTGTTCTTTTATTTTTACCTGTAATTACAAAAACAAAATCATTGACCCACTTCACAGTCGTTGTGCTGTCATTGAATTTGGTTTGAAGAATGGTGAAAAGCAAAAAATGGCAGCAGCATTCTTCAAACGTATCACACACATACTTGATACAGAGAAAGTTGAATTTGACGAAAAGGTAATTGCTGAAGTAGTCAAGAAACACTTTCCAGATTTTCGTCGTGTTATTAATGAACTTCAACGCTATTCCAAACTCGGCAAGATTGATGTAGGCATCCTCTCTCAGATTGGTGACATTTCTCTAACACAGATTGTCAAACATCTGAAAGAAAAAGACTTTACGTCCGTCCGTAAATGGGCAGCAACGACAGAAATTGATAACACGACATTCTTCCGCAAACTCTATGATGCTTTGTATGAAATTGCAAAGCCTCAGAGTATACCACAGGCAGTATTAATTCTTGCTGACTATCAGTACAAGCAAGCATTTGTTGCTGACCATGAAATCAATCTTGTTGCTTGCTTGACGGAGATCATGGCCAATGTGGAGTTCAAATGAGTTTGTTTCCTGACTGGTCAGACACACAAACCAAAACGTGTGTTTATTGCAAGGAAAACAAACCGTTGACTGAATATAAAAAACATCCAGGCTACAGGGACAAGTTGGATATACGATGTACCACTTGCATTAAAGAACGTAAAAAAATAGTAGAAAGTTTGAGGAAAGCATCTCCACCAAAAACAGATCAATGTGAATGTTGCGGGAAAAAAAAGGTAACGTTAGTTTTAGATCACTGTTCAATTAACAACACATTCAGGGGATGGATTTGTGGTAATTGCAATAAGGGATTGGGTATGTTGGGTGACAATCAAGAGGGATTGGAGAAAGCCATTGAATACTTAAAAAGGAAAAGGGATGTCGAATCCATTTGACTATGCTACGGCCATTTTGCAAACCAAAAAGCAAATGATTGTAGATGATATAACTGAAAAAGACTATGCTCCTTTTCTGGTCAACCGAGCCTTGTCTCAGCACAAGGATTGTCTGGCCTTTGCAAATGAGATGAATAGTAGGCACTACCTTGAAAAGAAACTACAATTCGACTATTTGCTAAATACCGTCAGGTCTATGAAAAGACCGTTTGCGAAGTGGGCTAAGGCTGAAAAAAACGATGATTTGGAATGTGTCAAACTGGTCTATGGCCTGTCCGATTCCAAAGCACGTGAGGCTTTGAGACTTCTCAGCAAAGAACAAATCCAAAAACTAAAAGAAGAAACCCTGACGGGTGGGTTAAGGAAATGACATGGTTGATCTATCAAAGTTTGTTGAAGTCGTCCTGCCGAATCAAGATGACTTTTTAAAAATTCGTGAGACACTCACAAGAATCGGTGTCTCAAGTCGTAAAGAAAGAGTATTGTACCAGTCTTGCCACATTCTACACAAACAAGGCAAGTATTATATCGTACATTTTAAAGAACTATTTGCACTAGATGGTAAATTATCAACAATTACCGAAAATGATATACAAAGACGCAATGCTATTGCCAATTTACTTGAAGAGTGGGGCTTGCTAAAGATTGTAAACTATGATATAGTAGAGAATAACATGGCTCCAATTCATCAAATTAAGATTATTGCTTTCAAAGAAAAAGATGAATGGGAACTAGTTGCTAAATATAATATAGGTAAAAAAGGTAGAACTGAATAACGGTGATGCATCATGAGCAAAGTGAAAAA